GTACAAGACTGTTGTATATACTGTATTTATATTTACCGCCATTTTTTATTGTGTTATAATATAGGGCCCAAATAGACGAGCCCTGTATTAGTATTACTTGTTTTTATAGTTTTTTATCTATAGACTTATAGATTTCTACTCCTTCATCTGTTTTTAAGAAAGCCGCAAACGCTGAGTAAGGGTTTTCATCAAAAGGAACGTTCATTAATTTTCTATCGGTTGATCCCCACATAAATGTTCTTTGATCTTGTGATAATTTAATAATGCCCATTTCTTGCGCTCTAATAGCAAAGTTTCTTAATTGAACATTTTCATCATTAGCTAAGCTAATAAATAATTGCGGATTGTTTCTAGCAAATAACAATAAGTCTCTTTTTAATTCTTTAGAGCTCATTTCATTTACTTTAGATCCTATTTCAACCCTTAAAATTGCTTCTCCATGATCCACGTCCATTGCTCTTGCCGCATTTAAAGCATCAATTTGAAGATCTAAAATACTTAAATCGTCAATAGCTTCTTCTTTTGCGCTAAACTCTTCATATAATTTACCTTTTAAAGGATGATATAAAGACAATAGTTTTTGTAAATTTTGTTGTTCTTTTTTTACAGTTAAAGATCCTTTTAAAAATCTAATATGCCCCATTGTAACTTCTCCTTTTTGTTCATCTACTAAAGGTGAATCTTGATTAGTTGCATATCTTATTTCTCTTTGTTTTCCAGTTTTTTCATCAAAGTATAGCAAAGCATGTTTTCTTGTGTGCTTTCCTGGTATTGTTAATGTAAGAGGATTTTTGTTTCCTTTTAAATAATATACTCTATCTTTAATTTCCCATTCTTGTTTTGTAGGTTTTACTGGAGTAGTAACTTGTGTTACCACTTCTTCTTGAGGAGCAACCTCAACTTGCTTTGCTTTAGCTTGTTTAGCCATAATATAATAAAATTAAATAGTTTGTAAAAGTAATAATTACCCCCGTCAGTTCAACGAGGGTAACAATTACATTAATGTTGAATCAATTAGATTCCTTTGAATAATACAAAGTTGTTAGCAGCTTGAGTTACTAAACATCTTTCAGATAGGAAGTTTACTTCCATAGCATCAAGAGTTGAAGTAAATGCTCCACCAGCAGAACCAGTTAACCAAGACTTCATACGTCTGTCATCAGCTTGTGAAGCTCTATAACGAACGTGTAAGAAAGGTCTACGGATATTAGTTCCTAAGATTTGATCGTAAACTGTAGAAGTTCCAGCCGGTATTAATACACCTTCAATGGAATTAACTCCAACAATTCCTCCACGAGTAGAAGCGTCATTTAAGTATTTCCAATCAGTTTTGTAAAAGTCATAAGAACCTCTTCTGAATCCAGAGAATCCAAGGTTTAAAGCCATTTCTTCAGAATTTTCAAATAATCCAAAAGCAGTACCTCCAGCGAATCCACCAGAAATAGAAGCTAACATATCGTCAAAATCAAGAGATGTTTGTCTCTGTAAGAATAGCATGTTCTCTTCAATTGCTCCTTGAGTATCTAAATTCTTAAGGATAGCATCAAATTCATCAAGTCCAGCAGCAGCAGTAAACCCTACTTCTACGTTTCCACGAGATTGAATAGCAGCAAATAATCCTTCAGATCCTGGAGATGTGCTTGTGCCTGCAGCTCCACCAATTTGGCTAAATTCACTTTCAATCATACTCATTTCTAAGTAATCTTCAAAACGTAATCTAGTTTCAGATTCAGCTTTCAAATACCATAGGTACCCAGAAGTTCCATCTTCAGTCGCAACTTCAACCCATCCAATTTGAGCCATGTCAGAACCATTAACAACGTATTGGCTTCTTAGGATAATTGGAGAATTAGAATATTGTGTAAAAGTAGGTTCAACAGAAACTCTTGTTTGAGTAGTTTGTGCATTTGCAACAGCTTGATTGATTTGAGTACCTTTCCCGTAAGAAGAACCGTATACAAATACTTTAGCCCCTACTCCAGCAGTAAATCCTGAACCAGCAACTAAACCTTGATTGTTAAATGGAGCAACAACGAAAGATCCGCCTACACCTGGAGTTGTAGCAGTTACAATACCTTTAGCTTCATTTCCACTTGAAGGCTCTAAAATAACTACAGTATCATTTACTGATATTACGTTTGATACAGTACCTAATACTGTAATAAGGTTTTGTAGAGCGGGAGCAGCGCCAGCGCCATCGCCGCCAACAGTAACACCGTCGTAGCTAATATGTAATCTATTTTGTTCTGACCAAATTACTTGATCACTTGACATTGGCATTTCAGCGCCAACCATTCTTAGAAAGCCAGATAACGTACGATTTCCGTAACGCTCTACTTCAGCTTCATATACTTCTGGCAGGTATTGTTGAGCAAAAGAGGTTGAATCACCATTTGCTGGGGTACCGCCGTTAAATTGTAGGTAGTTGCTATTTAATAGTTCCTGCGCTTGCGAAGGAATTAAACTACCAAATTGAGGAGTTAAACTCATAATTGTTTGTTTTTTTAGTTAAATTTTTTTGTTTGAATTTTTAGTTTTGTAGAATCAGCGCCTGAAATAGCTTTAACTTTAAATCCGTTTATAAACACATCTCCTTGAGTAGACCTAGCTTTAGCGCTACTTAAGTTTTTAGAATTGTTTACAACTTCTTTTACGGCATCTGCTTTTCCTTGCTCATAAAAATGAGCGGCAATCTTATCTACATTTTCAGCGGCATACATAGCTTTGTGATAGCCTTTTGCATCTGTAACATTACCTTCTGTGTCTAGGAACTTCCCGACTAGGTTTTTAATGTTAGATTGGTTTTCTGCAACTTTATCACGATTTTGAATATTGTACTTATAATTCTTATCGCCAACTTTAATATCGAAACCTTCGAAATTGTCATTGAAAAGTTCTTTAGTACTTTCTTTAAATTGTGCGTGTTGTTGCTCAGCCTGTTCTTGCTGCTTGTTATATCGGTTAAAAAAGTCCATAGCTTTTTGTTGTTCTTGAGTAGCGCCCGGTCTCAACTTGATCTCGTCGTAATATTTACTCTTAGTTTCTTCCAAATAGTTTTTGGCTTTTGCAACTTCTTCTTTAAACGCAATTTTCTTTTTGCGCATATCTTTTTCCTCATCTACGTCTTCGTCATAAACAAAGTCCTCTAAAATGAGATCTATATCTTCACCTTCTAAATAAGGCTTTTCTTTTTTATAATACTCCTTTAATAATGTAACGTCATCTATTTTAGAATAGTCAGCGTTAAGCCTAGTATAGTCCTCTATTGTCCCACCTGTTTCTTCCATAAATGAAACTAGCTTTTCAATATTTTCAGGTAAAGCCTTGCCGAGAATTCTTTCATCTTGTATAGCTTTTTCTACTTGAGCTTCAACCTTTTCAACTTCTGTTACTTCTTTGATTGGAGAAAACCCTTCAGCATCCTTGTCGGACTCTTGTACAGGTTCTCCCATCTCTGAGCTATCTCCGGATGGTTTTTCCACAGATACTTCCTTTGTTTCTCCGATTTGAATGGCATCTTCTTTTGGTATTACTACTTTTGTAACTTCTGGCGGTAGCTCAATCAAAGGCTCTTTGATATTTACTTTAACCGGTTCGTTACTAGATGTTGTTAATTTTTTAGGAGTTTTCTTTTTTAATTTAAACTCACCTTCCTGCTTAACAGGTTCACTTGTTTTTGTTTCTTCTGACATAATAAAATATAATTAAATAATTGTTTACTTTTTACATGAAAGCTTGCATGCCTTGTTCAGGCTGATTTTCAAAGTCTATAGGTAGGCCATCGTTTTTTCTTTGACTTATTAATTCACTTTGTTGTGTAGCTTCCATTTTGCTACGTTTATCTTTACGATCTTCAATTGCTCCTTCTTTTTGTTGTGTGTTTTGAACTTCAAGTTGTTTAAGCTGCATATCGTATTGAAATTTAGCTTGCATTTCTTGAGCTTTTAATTGAGATGCTATTTCCATACGCTGAATCTCCATTTGATTCTTAGATTGTTCAAATTGAACATTTGCCCCCATTATAGCTTCTTGCTTTTGTACTTCAGCCATAGCAGTTTTTTCTGCTGTATCCGCTTGTGATTGTCCTTGAGCCGCAATATTAGCTTGTTGATTTGCTTGATCTTGCTTGCCTTTTGCTTTGCGTTTTATCTTAAGCATTTGATTTGCTAGCTTAAGATTCTTAATGTTTCTTAAGTCTATAGCATCTTCAAGATCAATGCCTCCCTGCTGCAATGCAACTTGTATATTGTTTTCTAATTGTGCCTGCTCTTCGTCGTCTGGTTCTAGTTCTAAGAATATACCAAAGTCATGAAGATTTAAGTTTACTATCTCGTCTAAAGTTTTAATGTTAAATGTAGATATAGAATTTTGTAGAGCACTCCTAGTTAGTGGAAATTCTAATGCATCAGCTATTTTAAGTGCGATGTTTTCGGCTAGTTTAAGAGTTATATAAAGGCTAGACTGATTAATATGCCTAGTTGCCACATTAGACGCGTTAGCGGCCATCTTTTGAAGTCCTACAAGCGAATTCTTATCCATAGCAGTACCGTCTCTAGCTTCATTAAGCCCGGTTACATCGCGTATCATTTGTAAGTAATATTGATAAGTTTGTATAAGAGCTGCAATCTTAGCTTGGCCGCTAGAACTATTAAGTTCTTGAATAGGTACTTTACCTGGATTCATATCACCGTCTTGTGTAAGTGATCTACCTACAATAGAACCTGTTTGGAAGTACATATTAAGTGCTTCTGCAGGATTGTAGTTTGTGCCATTACCTAAGTCAACTTCTGCAAGTCCGTCCATATCTAAGTAGACACCGTCTGGTACCATACGAGATAAAACTTGTTGCAGTTTTAAATGTGTTAACTGAATCATATCAGCAAAGCCAATACATTTACTTACAATAGATTCGATACGGCCTTTATACATTCTAGGTGCACATAAAGCGTAGTTCATTTCTACTTTAGTCGTATCAGCTGTAGGTCTAGACATGTTCTCTGCTAGCTCCCACTTTATCATTTCATTAGAGCCTAATACTTTAGCTCCATTATATAATACTTCAATAGATCTTGATACTCTTTCAAAGTTATCATTTTCTGGCGGATTAAATGAATCAGGCTTTTCTAAAGCTTTCATTAATCCCTGGGGTGTTTCTTTTATTTTAAATACCTGGTTGTGGTATGTTTTATAGTCAAAGTACAATACTTGAACTGTGTTTTTGTCGTAGTTACCCCAGCCTGTTATGTACTGGCTATTGCCTGGCATTTTTTGAATTCTTTCAAGTTCTTCCTCACTAATGTTTGGAAATTCTTTTTTAAGCTCTGGTATTGTTATAGACTTAACTTCACCTACATAATATATATCATCAAAGTTTGGATCTTCAGTATAAGAATAAATCACGTAAGCGGGGTCCACATAATCAACTGTAATTCCTTCAGCTGTATTAAAGCTAGTTTTAGCCACTGCCATACCTAATACGGTTAAATCCATATTTAATCTTCTTCTTGTGAGATCAAATTTGTTTTGGGCAAGCACAGACGCTATAGCTTCTTCTTCCGCAATTTCTACTGACTGCTTGTAGCTTAATTGCATATGCAGTTCTAATTCATCTTTAGATTCTGGTATTGTATCAATATTAGGCGTTTGATATAAGTCAATACCCAATGTTTGTTTAAGACTATCCAAATATTCTTTTGCTACCATGTCTTCGTAAAGCATAGAAGCGTAGTCTGTTCTTTTCTTTATAGAAGATGGATCTTGCGCATAAGCTTTAATGTCATAAGATTTAGCTGATATACCGTTAACAACAATATCTACAAATTTAGATAAAATTGGCACAGGCTTCCAGTCTAAGTTTAAATAAGATAAATCACCGTTAATAGATAATTCATCTTTGTACTTTTGTATGGACTGCTCGCCTCGAGCATATAATCTTAATTGGTGAAATTGATTCCAACTAGTTAAGTATCTATTACCATTAGTACGCCCTTGACCAAACCATTCGTATTCAATAGCCTGCCCAACTTGCGTCCCATATTCCCAGCTTGCTTTTTCTGCATCACTTACTACCTGACTTGGAAAAGCACTGTTTGTGTTAGTATATATACTCATTTAACTTATTATTTTTGATATTGAACCTTTGTTGTCGTACTTTTTAATTCCTAAATCAACCGGTAACGGTCTTTCTCTTTTAGGACCTGGCGTGTATCTATGTTTATTACACGCCATTAATGCTAAGCCTGAACTTATGGATGCATCGTGTTTTGTTCTATTATTAATATTAAACTTTGCCCAATCTTCTAACGTTCTTTGAAAGTATACGTCGCCGTATCCTGTTTCTTTTAACCCTACAAATTCATTTACATATGTTTCTATAGCAGCTGCGTGGGCTTGTTTTATATCTTCACTTGAGTTTGGTATTCCACCTAGCTCTTTTTCTGTTACCGATAATTTGTTATATTTTCTATCCGGTCTGTTAATTGAATAACCTCTGTAGCCTCTTCGTTTAAAATGATACAATAATCTTGGCTTGTTATTCTCTGCTAGTATAGGCATTCCGTAAAACACACATGCCATAAGCACATCTTCAAAAAATATTTCAGCTGTTTGTGGTCTAGCTATATATTCTAAAAAGAAATGGTTAGGAGGTACGTCCTCCATACTAAACTTTGTTAAACCGTGAAGAGCACCTTTCGACCCCCTACCGTCCACAGTGCCTGATATATCATATGGATCACAACCAAATGCTCCACAATGCTCATTACCAGGATAATTAGTACCATTTTTTATATATCTTTTATTTTGCAAGTTTGCTGGCGGAACCCAAGTTACTAAAAATCTACCGTCATTATTTGGAACAAATATTACCTTAGTGTCTTTTTCTGCATTTTCCCACTGGAAACTTCCTCTTGTTACGTTAATTGAATTTTTAAGATCTTCATTGAAATCTATTTGTTGATATATCTTAGTTAGATTAAATAAAGATTGTTTTGATTCATCTCTAAATGCGTGCTTAGTTGTACGTGGAAATTGTCTGTAAAATTCGTTTAAACTATCTTGATCTGATTTTAAACCTTCTACTTCATTTTCCCAGTACTCTATTACGCCTTGTGTTATTTTTGTCCCGTGTGGATCTTCAACTGCTTTTTTTG